GACTCACCAGAAGAACAAGCATGACGACAGGGTTAGGGCAGCGGCCATGAGCTACCTTAATCTTCATACCTACGATGATCTTGCGGCGAGAGCACAAAGACGTTATGCTTTGCCTAGCACGAAAAAGAAAGACCCCAACGAGGGCCACTGCAACATTAACAAAATCTCCGTATTCGGGGATGACGATTAAAGGATAAGGCAATGAACTGGATCAAAATAGAAAAGAAACTCCCCACAGATGAACGTCAGGTCCTCGCGCTTTCAGGAAAGTGCGCATACCTAGCCAATTATCGCAACGGCGAGTGGTGGATAACGTACACCATGAAGCTAGGAAACGTATCCCGTTGGATGGACCTGCCGGGAGAGCCGAAGGACTTCACTTACTGGTGGAATCGCCTGCGAGAATGGTGGGAACGCCAAAAGAAAACGGCCAAAGCGACAAGCGATTACCTAACCGGATGGGGTAGCCGCAACGCGCAGATAGACAAGAAGATTGTCTATTTCAAGAACGACAGGACAGGCGAGATCAGGATGGGGCTTCCTGAGCAATTCCCTGTATCGAAAGGATTCGACAAGGTAGTTTGCAATAACGCTCATGAGGCCGAGGCGTGGTCTGACAAGTTACGGAAATATAATCTCGCTAAAGAAGGAAAGATTGACGAGCAGCGGGAGGAGTTTGAATCAGCCGCCGCAAAGGAGATCAGGGGAAACATTCATCACCTTATGGCAAATTCCAAGAGCAAGTATGGAAAAGTGTTCATGGAACGCTATTTGGAACGCATGGATAAGGCTGATAGCCGTAGGAAGATGACTAGGGAAGAGTACCTACATTCAGAAGGTTACGAGCGCGGTCACTAACGGGAGAGGACATGAAATTCTTCACGATTGAGATAAGTAGAAAAGATACGATCAAGGGATTGTTTCTTCGGACTCCGTGGTTCACTTTTGCAATTTACCCCTCATCGCAGTCTCCTGAAGAGACGATAGCCGACAAGCCATTACCTACTCCACTATGGAAAACAGCGGAAGGCATAGCCAGCAGAACAGACCCGTTGCTTATGGATGGGAAGCAGCGTCACGAAAATACTGTTCGCATGTTCATGGAGCGCAAAGGTTACAAGAGGAAGGAGATTGACCTCCAGCTCACAGATGATCGCATGAAGAAAATTGGCAGAATGACATGGGATGCATACAAAGCATTTGCGGATAAGATTAGAAAATCCTATCCCGAACAGTATATGTTAATTCATCTCCTGCAGCCGCCTTCGAAGCTGGAGGAGTGATCAGTATATTAAAGAAGGGGGATATCGATGAAAATAAAACCATTTGACATCAAAGTATTCAAAAATCGTATCATCCGAGCTTTATTCTCATGGTCCCTTCTGGTCCCATCTAAAGCCGAACCAGCAAAACCTTTTGATGCAAAGATTACATCAAGCGAGACAGAAGATGAATCTTGGATAGACTCGCTAGACATTGCTGAGGATTCTATACTTCGGCAGACGAATCCACTTTTAATGACGAGAAAGGAGCGCCACGAGAACACAGTGCGCTATTGGATGGAGAGAAAAGGGTTTGACAGAAAAGACATTGAAAAACCTTTAACTGATGAGCGGATGAAGGAACTAGGAAGAATGACTTATAGCGATTACAAAGAAGAAAACGACGGCAGGAAGAAGAAATATATTGAACGATTTGGAACCAATGATCCAATGAGTCAGGCCATACTTTCAGATCGTCCGTCCGATTTGGATTTATTGCAGGAAATAAAATCGTAGACGCAAGGAATGATTTGAGTTAATATGCACCTTGACCGCTTCATAGAGGATGGAGTGGCGTACCGGGAGGATCGTGAGCATGTGTGTATCCTGATGCACTGGAGACAGTTCTCTGGCAATCGCCCGGTTTTGAGGCGTCACCGAGTACAAAAATTGGCTGGATTGAAAGCCAACTGCAAGAATCAGAAGGTTGGCTAGAGGGCCAGAAGTCGTATAAGAATCTAGCATCTAACCTTAGTGTTTTCAACGGGATATTCAAAGATAAAAGCAAGTCTCAACTTGTCACAAACGGTTTACGTTACGCTGTCACGAAGTTCTGCACAACCCTCGCTGAAGTAAGAGAAATCGCATCTTATGGTTCTGACGTAAAAGCCTACAAACAGATGGCAGAGATGCTTACTCGCGTCTCGAAATGTGTATACCTAGAGTCAGACTTCCCAATTCAAATTCTAAGAGTACTGCAATACGCCACGGTGATGGGCATAGGTTACCTTTGGCCTAAAGTACGTGCTAGTGAGTATGGTTACGGCGAGCGGGAGATGGTTTTTGATGCGCTAGGATTATTGGATGTGATGCCTGTGCAAGTACCATCGAGGTCGAACGATGTGCAGGACGCATATGCAGTAACGATTTACGATTACATGCCCATAGCTGAAGCTCACGGTAGATTTCCGTTATTCCAAGGAAAACTTCAGACAGTTGGCATGAATAATTATAAGTCTCTGATTCAGGCAAAGCGGCAGGACTTTGCGGCTACTTATCGTTACGGAGACCTTCAGGATCAAGGTAAATCATTCGGCAATCTTTATTCCGAGATTCGCTACACGTTTATTCGCGATCTCAGAATCAATAATACTGGATTTGAATTGCCGATGGGCGATCCGGGAACGACTTGGTTTTACAAGGTTCCTTATGTTGGACAGCAGATATTTGGAGGGATCAGGAATGGTCAACCTTACATGCGCCCTGCAATGGCTGAGGACTGTAGGGTGTACCCGAACTTACGCCTCATCATTTCATCTAACGGGCTGGACAGGCCAATGTATGACGGTCCTGCCTTCGACTGGGACCCTAGGATTCCGGTAATTCAATACACGGTAGACGATGTTCCGTGGGAGCCGGGAGGAAGATCGTTAGTTGGGGATGTAGCTTCAATTGAGCAAACGCTCAGGAAGCATGAGCGCAAGGTAGATACCGTAATAACGGCTCGTTTGAATCCGCCAATGGGTTACGATCTTGATACCAACGGTGGACCGAAGGTAGAACACTTCGATTTATTTGAAGAAGATGTACGCCTTGGCCTTGCAGGCGGAGAGCCGAAGAAAAGTTTTCAGTCACTACTTCCTGATGAGGTAAATGTAGGAGCGGAGAACTGGACGTTCCTCAAGTACCTACGCGAATCCGAACTTGCTCAACTAGGTTTAAATGATGTTGGTAACCTCGCCAACATTAAAATCAACATGAGCGCAGACGATGCAACGAAGCAGATAGAATCTATAGGACCTATCGGCAAGGGTATTGCTATGCGCTTAGAGAAAGCCAACAAGCGCGTAGGAGAAAGAGTTAAGTATCTTATTCCTCAATGGTTTGACACTTGCAGGCTGATTGAGTATGTGGGCGAGGATCACATAGCTAGAGAGATGTTTGATTACAATCCTGACGACATGGTTCCTAGCCATTTGCCAGATGAATTTGTGAATGGAAACTATCCTAAAACTCCTTCGATGTACGACAAGTTGACGAGAGCAAAGTGGTTGGTCAAGAAATTACGCTTGATTTCTGTGCCTAGCATGTTGCTGAAGATCACCGCACAGCAGGAGCAACTGAAATACTTGCAACTGAAGAGGACACCTGATTGCCCGATTAGTTGGGAAACCGCATTTGAAAAGCTGGACATCGCTAATCCAAAGGAAGAGATTGAGAAATATTTCAAGGAGCAAATGCAACTAACCAAGATGAAGTTGATTGCGATGGCAATGGCTCAGAAAGAAATGCAGGAATTAGGTCTGCAGCCTCCGGGAGAAGAAGGCGGGGGTAAGGGTAAGGGTGGTGGAGGTAAAGGCGGAGGATTACACGCTGGTGGACGGCCACCTTCTGGGCAGACCAGTCCACGGATCGCCCAAAAGGGCGGAGCAGGCGGAGCGCCACGAACAGTTGTGAAAGAGAGCACATAAGTAATACATTTCATTGGAGTTAAGGAGAAACATGGCAATCAAGATTAAGGTGCAACGGGACTACCTCTTGACGGAATTTTCGGTGGAGGCGAGCGCGTCAGAGCTAGACGACGTTTTGAAGTCAATAAAAACCAGCGGTAAGGCCGTAACCTTGTACAACAACGGTTCTGTACAGGGAATCAATGTCGAGCAAAAAACAAAATTAACAGAATCTC